ATCATGGCCCAAATGGCTATCGCTCATGCTGCAGGCAAACGGGAGCCATGGGTTCAAACGTGGATCGAATTAAACGGAATCCCGCCGGAATCAATACCCGACAAGCCTGGCGTCGTTGTTGTCAGCGGCTTGTCATATGGCGATGCGTTGACATATATTAGGCCGAAGATTAGCGCACTCGCACCGCAGGGATCGATAGAAAAGAAATGGAGGGCGCAAGACAGGGCGCAATTGATTTTGCCGAACGGCGGGAAGATCATGTCATTGAGTGCAGACAGTGGGCGCGAAAAGTATCAAGGGTTTAGCGCAAATCTTATTATTATGGATGAAGAACATCCTTTGCCATTGTTTGAGGAGGCCATGCTTCGCGTAACGGATCGCAAAGGTTCGATCGTTTTGACGATGACGCCCCTTAAAGGCTTGACTTGGGTTTATGACATTTTCATTGATAGCCCATCGCCAGGGTTTGAACATCACAAGATTTTTGGCCTTGATAATCCATGGGTTTCATCTGTGAAGATGCGCAAAAGCGTCAGGCACATGAGCGCAGAGAGCCAAGCATCGCGATTGTTTGGTGACTTCACAAATCAACAGGGTCTTGTCTATCCAGAGATGAAACCCGATACGCATTGGGTCGAACCTTTTGAGATTCCAAAAGACGGGATGCTTTTGATGGGCGTCGATTTCGGCGTAGTGCATCCCTTCGCCGCGATCGTTTGCTATTATGAGGCGCGAACAGATACGCTTTTTGTGATCGATGAGTACTATAAAACCGAATACAGCACGATTCAAAACGTCAATATGATTAAATCAAGATTTAAGGATTACATGCCGTTTGATTACATCATATGCGATCCAGAATCAAAAGACGCTCGGATCATAATGTCGCGAATGGGGCTTTCAAACTTGCCAGCACCAAAACATATCGGTTTGGTTGAAACAATAAATCAATTGAAAGAGCGCCTTTGCATTGATGCGGACGGTCAGCCGCACATCAAATTTTTCAAAGGCAAATTACCAAACCTTATGAAAGAATTCCGTTTGTATCGTTGGCAAGAGAGCGCAGCAAGGCAAGCTCCCATCAAGAGGTCTGATCATGGGCTCGACTCGCTGCGATACATAAATTGCTGGCTATGGCGCTTCTTGAAGCATCAATAGGCAAATTGTGATAATTAATCACATGGGGGAAATATGGACGCAGAAGTAATTAGCGGTTTAATGGATTTGGGCTTGGCGGGCTTTTTTATCGTCTACCTGGTCACAAACAACAAAGCAGCACAAAAGCGTCTTGATGAATCTCAGAAAAACGCAGAAGAAAGAATAGATGCTTTACGTGCTGAAACTGAAACAATCAGAGAAAAAACCCGTGATCGATACATGGCGGTAATAAGCAAATATGATGATCAAATTGAAAAATACAGCGATGAAAGAGGCGAATTGCGCCAAAAGATCGATCGTGATTTATCGGAAATAAAAGAAGTCACGCAAAAGAATGGAATATCAATTGCGAGACTTCAAGAACAAATTTCAATGCTTTTGGCTGCAAGAAATGCCAGAAAAACAAATGCCAGAAAATCAAGCGTTTGATGAGGTTGAAGTTCTTGATCATGTTTTGAGCGTGACAATTGAAAAAGGCAAATACATATTTCGCCTTTTCTGGAAAGATTCAATTGTTTTGGATGAAACATTTTATGACTTAGATGAAGGGCTAAGAGAATTGCAGAATTCTTTCTTTGGTTTAGAATTTGACGTTTACAATTACAAAGATCGAGAAATTGCAAGAGAGCAATTTATGCGAGTGCTTAGAACTCGATGGCGATGGCTTCACAAATGAAGCAATTATGATATGTTGATGAAAAAGGGGATTTAAAAATGGCTTGGTATGAATCATTTGGCTTAATATTCCGATCATTGATCAAAACAGAAAACAAGCCCAAACAATTAGATCATGGCGCAAATTGGAATTCACCACATGGCGAGCGTGCACCATATGATCCATCGAAGGCACTTTCAAGCTATGGCCTTCACTCTTGGACACATGCCGCCGTCAGCCGTCAAGCTCAAGACCTTGCAGCACTACCGCTTAAGCTTATGACTGGCAAAGGAACAGATGCTCAAGAAATAAGCGACCATCCATTTCTTGAATTAGTAGAATTCCCATCAACCACGATTGACTATTATCTTTTTGCTGAACAATTGATCATTGATCTTAGGCTCTCAGGAAACGCTTATATTCTTTTGTTGGGAACATCAGCAACGCCGACATCAATCGTTCGCCTACATCCTGGCGAAGTTGAGATCACAAGCGATGAATCAGGAATTACAGGCTATGCATATGACACAGGTGCAGGTCAGAAGGTTGTTTATCCTGTTGAAAGAATAATCCATATGAGAAATGCAAGCTATAAAAGCGGGCCTCAATCGATGTATGGGACTGGCGTTGTTGAAGTTTTGGCGCAAGACATTGACGCAGATTTAAACGCGCAACGCTTGGCGTCTCAGGCATCAAAGCGAGGCCACCCTTCAATCTTAATTAGCCCTACTGATCCCGCTGACATTTGGGATTCTAACCGACGAAAAGCTGTATTAGATCAATATCAAGGATTAGCCAGAAGCGGGGGAGCCATGGCGATGAGCGGTCAGGCATCAATTACACCTCTTAAGCTCTCACCTAAAGATATGGAATTCAAAACGTCGAGAGAAATGGCCCGTCAATCAGTTGGTGCTGTTGTTGGAACGCCAAGCACAATATTGACGCTTGAATCAGCAAACTATGCAACAGCCCGACAGGCGGCGATAAGCTATTATCAAAACCTTCAAAAGATTGGAAGGCGTTTAGAGCTTGCACTGACAAAGATCGCCCGCCTATTTGATCGGTCGCTGTATGTCAAGCTTGATTATTCTGGAATCGAATCATTGCAGTCTTTGAGAACTGAACAATTGAACAGAATAAATCTACACATAATTAATGGAATGAATCCCCTTGATGCTTATCAATATGAAGGATTGGGCGATGCGCCAATTTCATCAAGTGCACAGCCTGCAGAGATCGATGAAGAACTGATCGAAGAAATGCCAAACGTTTCAGATGATGAAGATACCGAAGAAATCGACGAAACAATCGAAAATTTTTTTCGCCTATACCCAACGCCCGAACAACCAAAAAAAAAACTGAAAAAGCGAAACCTGAAAAATACGATCACATAGACTTTTCGGTGCCAAAAGGTGTCAAAGAAGAATTAGAGAAAGGTCTTCAATGGCATGATGAAGGCAAAAGCGGCGAAGGTTTAAAGCCTGAAACGGTATCATGGGCGCGCCGAATGGCAGGCGGTGCCGACATATCGCCAGAGAAAGCGATTAAAATGCGGGCATGGCTTGCACGTCATGAAAGCGATAAGAAAGGCGAAGGCTACAAGCCAGGAGAGCCAGGATTTCCAAGCGCGGGCCGTGTTGCTTGGGCACTATGGGGAGGCGATCCCGCCGTTACATGGTCGAATAAAATTGTAACGCAGATGAAAATTGCAGATGAGGATCAGAAAAGCACAGATTCAATTGAATACAAGCAAGGAAAGCAAATTATCGATCGTGTTTGGAAAGAGTTCATAAAAAAACAGCATGGCCCAACAGAGCGCAAATTGTCGAAAGCAACAAATAAATATTTGCAAGGTGCTAGCAAAAGATATGTTCAAAGATTCAATGAACAAATCAAGAAGAATTATGACCCAAAAAATAAATCGTTCATTGTTGATTGGGTTTCATTCATTGGCGCAAGCATTGAAAAGCTATACATCGTTGAAATAATTGGCGAGGTTTGGAAAGAAGAATTCAAAAAAAGCGGAATACGTGAATTGTCGCGCATTTTTAGAATTGCAAAAAAAGACCCTTTTAAATTTGTGACCTCATGGAAAGACTATGGTGATTTGCTGCAGGGTGTTTCAAAAAAGTTCATAGATTCATTGGCTGATGAAGTTCAAAAAACAACATCCAAAGAAATGCAAAGAATTGTTTCAAATGGTTTGAATGAAGGTCTTCCAATTACTGACATTTCGCAATTGATAAGGAATTCAACAGGATTCAACAAAAAAAGAGGAATGTTGATTGCAAGAACAGAATCAACAAGATTGCACGGTCAAGCGACTCAGACCTCTATTAATGACGCTAATGATTTTGGTTTAAAAGTTAAAAAGTCATGGATTGGAAACCTTGACCAATACACAAGAGACACCCATAGATCAATGATTAAGTTTTATGCGCGAAAGGAAAACGCTATTGATCAAAATGATTTTTTCATATCGCCATCTGGGGCCGTAACACTTACGCCCGGTGGATTTTCTGAAGCTTCAGAAGACTGCAATTGTCGATGCAGCGTCTTGCCAGTTGTTGTAACAGAATAAGGTCATACCTGTAAAAGCTTTAATAAGTGTAATTGCTAAAATTTGTGATATAAAAAAATCGGGGCGTTTGGTATGATCAAAAAAATTATTGGGCATCGAGTAGAAAAGAAGAAGAATGACAAAGCCAAAGATGACGGAAATGTGCGAATTTCCTATGTTGCGTCAACGGATGCAATTGATCGATATGGTGATGTTGTTTCACAAAATTGGGATCTCACTGGATTTTTGGCGAATCCAGTTATTTTGTGGAATCATGACCAAATGGCCCCCCCAATTGCAAGAGCAACAGACGTTCAAATCGTTGACGGTCAATTGATGATTGACGTTGAATTTGATATGGATGATCCACATGCTGCAATGATTGCGCGTAAGGCAAAAGCCGGATTTATCAACGCGGTCAGCGTTGGGTTTCAGCCAATTGAAATGTCTCCAAGGTCTGAATTACCAAAAGATCACAAAGCTTATGGGCCAGAGGGCGTTTTTTATCAACGATCTGAGCTATTAGAGCTTTCCGTAGTGACTGTGCCTGCAAACAGCCAAGCAACGCAAGCAGTTGCCGCAAAATCATTATCCTTTTCAGACCTTGAAAGCATATTTCAAAAGCGATCAAAACTAGACACAATCAATAAACATATTTTGCAAGTGAAACAGACGGAAGATTCTTGGTTTGTTGAATTTGCAAAGGCTGCAGCACATCAAGAGCCAAAACAAGAAGACGATCCCGATATTGGATGGGGAAGCGGCGGCGATGCATCTCAAGAAATGAATTTTGATTGGCTCTCTGAATACGCTGGCTCTGATGATGAAGACAGCGATGAAGAAAAAGAGAAAGAAGAAAAGGCAGTATCAAACGCTGATCTTCCAATTGCGCCAAAAGAAGAAAAGCACAATTCAGAAGACCAAGACATGAATGATATCATCGGCGCAATTTTAGGCGATGATGATTTTGACATGCTCGCCAATGCTTTTGCATTTGTTGAAAAAGGCGATCCTAAAGATATGAACGCTTATAAATTAATGATTGCAAGGATGCGAAACGATGAATTGCCAGAGGACGCCGCACCGGATGAAGGTGAATTGGTTGTTTATTGGGATTTGATCGAGCGATCTATGCGTCAATTGCTTGATGGTGATGCCGACATTCCAGACGAAGACAAAGAAGCCGTTTATGGGCTTCTATCGAGCTATTATGAGAAATTTCAAGAGACGCCGCCTTCATTCGGTGATGCTGATGATGATGCCGCTGATGATCCTGGCGCATCTGATGACAACATCGAAGAAGACGAAGA